GCTGGTGCAGGAGGTTTTTCTCCTTTTTCTTCAGCAATCTTAGCAGCTATACTCTTTGGCAATCCTGTAGCCTCATCAATTTCATCATCCTTTTCTGTCGTTGTCGCAGGAGGTTCACCTTCCACTGGTGGTGCCCCAGTATTTATAGGGGGTGTATTAACAGGTGGTCTTTCTTCGGGAGTCAAATGACTCAATAATTGTTCTTCCGTTGTAATTTCACCTAAAGAATCATCTGCTTCGCTCGTTGCCCTAACTGGTACGCCTATACTATGATCTGTCGTTTGTTCTGCCATTTTTTCTAGTTTTTATTTTTAACTTCCGCAGACCTAGCAATTTGTTGCCGACTAGTTTCCGTGGCAGCATCAATCTGTTTAGATTCTAATGCTACACGTTGGGAATCAAGTTGGAAATCATTGTTCATTTCTGCCTCTTTAACATTTAACTCTCTTTCTTCAATCTGTGCCTTATGACGGTTGAGTTCAACTTCTGACATTAACTTTTCAACCTCAGCATTTAATTTCTGTATTTCTCCTTGTTCCTTGGCAATCTTCAATTGCTGCTCTAACTGTCGGATTTGAGCTTCTTGCTCTGCAATTGCTTTCTTGCGCTTCTCAAGATTCTGAGCTATAGTAGCTTCAATATCTTTAAGATTTTACTTAAGGAACAAAG